AAATATCAGGCCAAGGCCAGACAAAAAATCTACAACGAAATGTGAGGTTGAAATGAATCGAATACATTTCGGCGAAGAAACAAAAAAACAACTCATCTCGGCAAACTGCCCTGGGTGTAGAGCAACCCATGGTGCTTTCCATACGTATGTTGCAAGCCACATGGACATTCCCATCAACGAAGCCTACGAAGTTTTGACCGAGCCTCAGGTTGAACCGCAATTTCCGGAATGGGACCAACAAACCGGTCCTATCACGAACGTTCACAGAGATAACAATGTGGATAAGAAAATGATCCTTTAGGAATCGATCCAGCGCAAAGTGGAGCGCTGGCAATAATCTCCAGCGATATGCAAGAAGCGCAAGCATGGGATTATCCGGGAAGCCCCGAGGCGGCAGCGGATCTCTTTCGCTCCGTGGCGCTGGAATACAAGCCGGTTCTTGCTGGTCTCGAAAAGGTATCGGCCATGCCGGGCCAAGGCCTTGTATGCGGCTCGGTGGCACCAACAGAATGGCCAATGAAGGCAACGATCATAGACAGGAAGAATCATGACGCAAACGGTTAAGAAAATCAGAGTTAAACCGGTTACACCGGAAGAAGGAATGAATGCCATAGGTAGAGGTCTGGAGGGAATAGAGACAGCAACCAGAGGACAACTGCAAGCATCCCTTGTCGGGATTGCCGAGTCGTTCATCGAAATGACCACAGATTGCCCGAATGACGAAACGCGATATGCCCTTGTCATGGAAATAGTCGCCAACACCTTAGCGGAAAACCAGGAGGCTGTAGACCTTGATGAACTGGTGCCGGTCTCCGAAAATACGAATTAATTGGATTGCTGATACATTGAGAAGAGGAGGTAACCGCTAATGGACTATGCCGAAAATCTACTACGAAGCTGGGCGTTTCAAGACGGATTGACTGCCCTGCATATTACCGCCGACTTTGATCTGATCGGCGATCCATTAAGGCTTTGGTGGTTTTTCTCCGATCTAACCTGCATTTCGCCAGGTGAAGGGCTATGTGACGAAGAGGTAATTTTGTTCTTTAGCAAGAGGCACGAGCTGACTTTTGTCGACCGCCTACTATTCGACCAGCAACTGTCTATTAACCATTAACTGAAAGGTTAACCATGTCTGGAAAATTAGTTAACGATAACAAGCTTCTAAAAATGGTTAACGCCGGTAATAGCCAGGCAGATATTGCCAGAGAGTTCGGCGTTTCACCTCCAGCCGTCAATAAAAGGCTGAAACAGCTCAGAGGCAAGACTACCCACGCGATGATTGCCGACAAAATCGAAAATGTGATCGATCAAAAAATCGATACCTGGAAGCAACTCGAAAAAGTCAACAAGAGAGCAAACAACCTCTTGGACAAAGCAGAGGGTAATGTTCAGGATTCTGCCTTGATGATGAAAGAGATTCGAGAGCAGCTCAAATTGCAAATGGAGTTGTTCAAAACCATGTGGGATGTGCGGGCATCCATGGAGTTTCAAGACACAGTTCTCACCGTTATCGGCAAAATCGACCCGGAGGTAAGGAAGCAGATCCTTCAAGAATTGAATGCGAAGTCCGCAATCAGAAACGCTGTAACTTTCCGGTGATGGCATGCAAACCTATGTAACAAGAAAGCGGGATCAAATGTTTGATTGTTTTTTGAACCGGATCAACAACCAATTCGGTGACAGTTGCGGCCAAGATTTCTCCATATACCGAGAGGACCCGGAAGGATTTATCCGAGAAGTGCTCGGCGAGATTCTCACCCCTGATATGGTGGAATTGATCAATGCAGTTCGTGACAACCAGGTGACCATTGCCAAGTCCGGTAATGCAGTGGGAAAGACCTTCATCGCTGCACGGCTGGCCATATGGTGGTTGCTCTGTTTCACGGATTGTCAGATCTATACCTGTGCAGCCCCACCCGAGGGAAACCTTCGCCGTCTGTTATGGGGCGAGATTGGCAGTCTGATTGAAAAACATCCGGCACTTTTTGAAAACATTGAGACCAAGACTCTCCACGTAAGCAAGTCTGCAATTTCTTTTCTGACTGGAGTCTCTATACCTTCAAGCGGAACCGCCTCGCAAAAAGAAGCCAGGTTCAGCGGAAAACATAGTCCGGCCCTCTTCTTTATTGCAGACGAGGCGGATGGCATTCCTGACGAGGTCTATAAAGGTATAGAGAGCTGCATGTCAGGCGGTCATGCTCGGTTACTCTGCATGTTTAACCCCCGTGCTGAAATGGGCCATATCTACCGACTTGAGCGTGAAGGGCGGGCCAAAGTGGTGGAGTTAAACGCTTTGAAACATCCCAATGTCTTGACAGGAGAGAATCGCATTCCCGGGGCCGTTACTCGTGATGTGACAGTCCGACGAATCAATCAATGGTGCAGACTTTTGACCGCCAAGGAACAGCCTGATACGTGCTGCTTTCAGCTGCCTTCTTTTCTCACTGGAATTATCGCAACAGACCAAGCCGGCCGCACTTTCCCGCCGTTACAGGCAGGCTGGTATAAGATTATGGAACCAGCCTTCAGTTATATGGTTCTTGGTCAGTATCCGGCCCAGGCGAGCACACAACTCATTTCCCGCGAATGGATCGACCGGGCAAGAACGAGATGGGATTTATATGTTGCTGAACATGGGGAAATCCCGCCGATTGGAACTTCTGCGATTATGGGCCAGGATGTGGGAGAATTCGGTACTGATGCCAACGTCTCTTGCTTCCGCTATGGCGGCTATGTTGAACGCCTGGTGTCTTGGTCAGGGGTTGATACCATTATAACCGGCAATCGTGCCACAGAGGAATACAAGGTCCGTGGCGTTCGTTTCTGCAACGTCGATGCAACGGGTGTCGGCGCCGGTGTTGCTCCCCATATGAAGGGTCTTGGTTGCCGGGCAAATGCGGTAAAGGTAGCCGCTTCACCGAGTGAAAGAACTGATCTCGGCGAATTTAAGAACCTACGATCTCAACTATGGTGGTCATGCCGGGAATGGCTGAGAACGGACCAAGGGGCAATGCTGCCACCCGACGAGCTACTTCTTGAAGAACTGGCAATCCCAACCTATGACGCCCACACTGGCAAAGTTGAGGTTATGCAAAAGAACACCATGAGGGAATTACTGAAGCGCTCTCCAGACCGGGCCGATGCTCTCTGTCTGACATTCTATCAACCTGAACACCTTTTCCACAACTTATGAGGTAAAACAATGAAAACCGTAAACGTAATCGCGACAAAAAAACATGATGATGGATCAATCGAATTGACCTGTGCGGTTCCCGATGGCACAGAAACAAAAAAGAGATACGCTGCTATCCGTGGAGGGATCACCTGGCCGACTGCAACAAATCCGGCTTACGCTATCATTCTCGGCCAAGAATATTCGGGTATTTTCGAACAAAGCAAGACAGGTCCACCTAAAGGGAAAAAGGTTCTTCTCGCAGAGTTGACGACATCTTCTTTAAATCTTGAGGACAATTTCTTCTCGCAAATCAGAGATCTGTCAAGAAAGCTCCTATGTGAAGATTTTTACTATGCTGTCTTGCCTGGCATCGATCTCTACGACGACGGCTTCTATATCGATTTCAGTGCGTACTGCAGGAGGTGTACTTGCTCTGCACGTCTCAAAGCGGCATCTGACACGGATAATGTTGCTCTCGGAGTATCTCGAATCAAACAAGATCTTGACCGTGGTGACCTGGAAATTCCCGAAGATGCAATTGTCCATCAAGAGGTGAGCGGCTTCACCAGGGAAGATTTAGCGGAGTCGCCGGAAAATCTGAATTATGCCTTCAATGCCCTTCGCCACGTCATCGGCAGTTTCTGTCGTTTTCCCCCGACAAATTCTAAGCTCATTAAGCCTCCGCCAGCAAAAGACTGGCGTTTGGCTTGAGGGAGGGAAGATCGCACAAAAAGCGTGCACTCCCCGGGATGAATACTCCGTTGGGCAAATTCCTTATTTGGTTGCGCCTGGGTTTGGGTGAACAGAAGATATGTCTCGCTGGGGTTCTGTTGCACTTTTGAGAGGTTTTCTTTGGATAAGCTCTTCTCTGTAGTTGCTCCATTTCCGTACAATTCTCTGCTATTAGCTGGTCCTACCCTCTCAGGAAGTGTTAACTTGCAGGTTAGCTTAAATGGTTAAGGTTGCCAAGGCGTATATATTTCTGCTGAAACCCGGACCACCAGCACATCCAAAAGAAATGTTCGGAAATAA